AATGATTTCTCTCCACTCCATATCGGACATCTGTTAGGAGTAGTAATTTTTTCTGGACTTCCAGTTCCCGAAATTGCAAAAGGCGCATTTGGACTTGAAAGAAATGAACAACAAGGACTATTTGAACTCTCAAGGTTATGCATCCATCCAGACATCCAATCTAGTGAACATAATATCACTTCTTGGTTTGTTTCAAGATCGATTAGACAGTTACGGAAGGATACTGAAGTTAAAGCAATCATCTCTTACGCTGATAGTGATTTTCATTCTGGCACAATCTATCGCGCTTGTAATTTTGCATACGCAGGTCTCACAGATCCAAAGAAAGATTTCTACTATGCAGACGGAACTAAGCACTCTCGTGGCAAAGTAAAAGGTGCTGAAGGAGAATGGAAAGACCGCTCCCGCAAACACCGATATGTGATGGTATTCGATAAGAATTTAAAACTCTTATGGTAATGTATTATAAGTATTTTCAGTTCTAATAGTTTGTTGATCAATATACTGAGAAGACTCATCATAAAATAATTCTCTTCTTATATCTTTAAGAACAGTTTGAAGATATTGTGGTTTTAAAAGATAAATTAAACTTTTTTTATTGTTCTGTATTGTTTCATATTCATAATTACCAATTCCAACCACAGGATTTAAAGTACTTAATGGTGCTATTGGATTTGGTATTGTAAAATTTGAATTTACAATTTGGCCAGCAGAGAGTATTAATCTTCCATGATCATCTTTTACTTCAGTTGTTTCGTAGTGGTGAATGGCGTTTAAATCATTTCCATAAATTCTTTCACAATAACGATACAAATCTTTATTTGATAGAGGCCACTGATCTCTTAAATTAGTAATTCCTGCACTGATAATTACTACCCAATCGTATTCAACACTTCCATAAATCTCTTCAGCAACTAATTCTGGTCTTGTACCGTCAACTATTGTATATTTGTTAAATACAGTAAACACATTTTGCAGATCATCTCTTATCTTTGCTCTTCTAAAAATATTTTTTACAAGAAGATAATCTTGTGATGATTGCTTGTCGGAAAGAAATGATTGATACTGTACATTTGGAAGTTCTCTAAAGTATGTCATTAGTAACCGACTCCTTCTTTGATGTTTTGATAATCTTCTGCATAGATTGGAGAAAGTTCTTGAAATGATAATGTAAGAACCATATGAACTGGAGTTGCATCATTAAAAGTTGCATATTGACCAGATCCAGAATAATTAACACTCATGTTTGTTAAAGCACATGGTTTGAACTTATTTAAAAAGGGATGTGCTTTTGCTCCAGTCCTGTACTGAATTTTAAAAACATTTGGAGATTTTACAAAGAAACCACCACCAGTTGATCCAGTAGCACCTTTTCTTGGCGTCATTTCTTGTTTGAAAGTTCTAATGATAGTTTTTATTTCTTCTGCTTCCGATTGAGATCTTGGAATTAAATCAAAAGTAAATTGAAATGCTGTTCTTATATTTACTCCTTGGAACAACATTTCAACATTTTGGTTAACTACTGCTCCAGTTTCTCTTGAAATCAATCCAGATATAGATGTATCTTGACCAGTAAGTGCCTGAACTGCTAACTTTGAAAATACAGTTGCTGCTGCTTTTTGTCCTGTTCCTTGAGTAAAAGCACCTTGAAACTTAGAAAATACCTCTTGACCTCCTTTTATAGCTGCTGAAAAAGGATCATCTCCAGCAACAACTCCTTTTCCAGCAATCAATCCAGCAGCAAGAGCAGCATTTAATGTATTTTCACCCCAGTTTGCGGAATTTGAGTCTGCAACAGATTGTGGCATGGGAAGTAAAATCGTACCCAAGAGTTTACTTCCACCCAATGCCTGTTCAGTTGTTCCCAATGCAAAAGAACCTGCAGAACCTGCAGATAATCCAGGAGGTTTATATTCTACAACATCAACCTGCAAAAAATCATCATTTTTTCCAATACTAGCTTTTGGGTATCGTAGTATTTGTGCCATTTATTTTTTTAACTATTTATTTTTAAGTTTGGCGAAAATCTGCATAAGGAATAGAACGAAGAGTATTAAATTCACTCATAGTTACTTCATAAAAAGGACTTGCAACTTCTGGGAAAGTATATTTTCTTATCTTTCCCCAATGATAATTAAACCCAAAAAATCCATAGTCCATAGGTTCAGATGCAAGTATCAATGGATATCTATCGTAAATAATATTTGGTGTTTTAGCATAATATATGTAGGTATAATATTTACCTGCAGATGGAAAATCTCTTTCAGTATCTTGAAGTCTTTCAATAATCATATTCATTAGTTCTGAAGGACTCTCAATACCAATCAAATCTCTTTTGACCGATGCAATTCTGTTATCAGTTTTTTGTTTACCTCCTTTACCATCAGATCTTAATTTTGGATTCTTTTTTTGATAATCTGGATCATATTTGATAATATAAATTAACTGTGTCTTGTTTAAACGACTATAATTTGTACTTGTCGCTCCAGTTTTTGTGTATTGATGAGGTATGTAATACTCAGTTGCAATCTCTTTTAATTCACTTAATGAATAATCTTCAAGTTTTGGTCTTTCATATCCTGTGAGTGCCATTATCTTATATCCAAGTCTTCTTCTGTGAGGATTTTAAATTCATAACCATGATCCAAACACCATTCTCTTGCAGATTCCCATTTTGCTTGATTTTTAGCATATTCAACAACTTCATAGATATAACTTTTTGTTTTCTTTTTTTGAACTTTTGGTTCAACTGTTTGCTTCTTTGGTTTGATTTCTACTAAAGACTTTTTAACATTTCCGTCATTGTCTTTGTATTTTATATAAAAATCAACAAAATATCTATGGATTCTACCATCAATTGGAGATCTATAAGGTATGGCAATTTCTTCACTTGAATATTCTAAAATGTTCATATTTAAGTCACAGTAACAAAGAAACTTTCTTTCCCAACTACTTCTGTAAATAATATTATGAATATCTCCTTTATATTTTTGTGGATTGGATGGCGAATATCTTCCTTGCAAATATTTTTTTCTTCTACTCATATTTTTCCAACCCTTATGAGATTTATTTCTTCCAGAAACTACTTGATATAGGCATCCAATGCTTAGATTATTACTTTCTGCAAATTTTGCAAGATTTTTAATTTGTATTATTTTTCCTTCTGGGTTTATTAATTTATATTCTTTACTATTTTTTTCTGATATTTGATTTTTTCTTTCATCGGAAAGTTTTTTTCCTTTATTTGGATTTTGATTATTTTTATACCATTCTTTTTTCTTTTCACTTTGTTTTAATTTTGTTTTTTTGGAATGTTTTTTCTCCCACATAGGATTTAGATCAGCAAATCTTTTACTTCCGTACATTCCATTTTTTTCTCCAATATTTATTCTACTTTTTCTAAAATCTTCATCAGTTTGGCATTTGTTTTTAATTTTTTTACTTATTATTTTTTTAGTTTCTTTTGTATGTTTTTTCCCATAAAATCCATTTTTTATCCCACTACAGTCATTAGGATTTTCTGTTAGAAAAGTTTCTTCTATAAATTCATTTTTTGAATGTATATTTAAAATACTATCAAGATTTTTGGTATTCCATTTATAACTTACCTCTTTCATATTGAAGAATTTATTATTTCTTATTATTTATAATTGATGTCTAAATACTTATAATAAAAGATCAATTATAGGTATTTAGAGTGCCAATTCCAAGGAGTTTATCGAGTGTAAAATCTTTATTCGGAAATTTAGCACAAACATCTCATTATGAAGTTCAGTTTGGTGGATTGCCATCGGAACTTTCATCTTTTTTATTGGGTAAAGGCATAACTCCATTCTTTACTGGTGGTGATTTCGGATTACTGTGTTTTTCTGCATCATTACCAACATCCTCCTTTGCAACTACAGAGGTATCTCCTTATATTGGACTGAAAGAAAAAATAGCACATACAAGGATATACACAAACATAACTTTAGAATTTTATGTTGACAGTAGTTATAATACTTTAAAATTATTGGAACATTGGATGGATTATATTGCAAGTGGATCTGCAGCAAATCAAGCATCTAATGATTACTTCATTCGAATGCAATATCCTTCAACTTATAAATCCGATCAAACAAGAATTATAAAATTTGATAGAGATTATAACAGAGAAATTGAATATACTTTTAGGGGATTATTTCCTGCTTCAATTTCAAGTGTTCCAGTTTCTTATGGGCCATCTGATATATTAAAAGTTGCCGCTACATTTGAGTATGATCGCTATATTGCAGGTAGATCACTTAGTTTACCTATATTTCAGGGAATTTCATTTAACAATGATTCATCAATACCTAGAAGAGTTCCTATGTCTCCTGGGCAGGCAGGAACTAGTGGAGTTGTTTTTAGACCGATAAACTTAAGTCCAACAGAAGCAATAGTAAAAGGGGAACTTTATACTACATTAACAGGAAGTCAGAAAGCAGTCTAAATATTTTCGCTAGTCATTGATTATTATGCCATTACCAAAAGTTTCTACACCAACGTATGAGTTGGAAATTCCTTCTATAAAAAAGACAGTTAAGTATAGACCTTTTTTAGTTAAAGAAGAAAAGATTTTAATTATTGCAATGGAGAGTGAAGATCCAAAGCAAATTACTGAAGCAGTAAAAGATGTAATTAGTAATTGTATTATTACAAAAGGTATTAAGGTTGATTCATTAGCAACTTTTGATATCGAATACTTATTTTTAAATATTAGAGGAAAATCTGTTGGTGAAACTGCAGAGGTGTTGATTACTTGTCCAGATGATGGAGAAACTCAAGTACCAGTGACTATTAATTTGGATGATATTAAAGTAGAAGTAAATGATGAGCACAGTCGTGATATTCAATTAGATGATAACTTGAGTGTTAGGATGAAATATCCATCTATTCAAGAGTTTATTAAAAATAATTTTATTCGCAATGATCAGATAAGTGTTGATGATACTTTTGGAGTCATTACTTCCTGTATTGAACAAATTTATAATGAAGAAGAGTCTTGGTCGGCATCAGATTGTACTAAAAAGGAATTAACAGACTTTTTGGAATCATTGAGTTCAAAACAATTCAAAAAGATTGAAAAGTTTTTTGAATCTATGCCAAAATTAAGTCACACTATCAAAGTAACAAATCCAAACACTGGTGCAGAAAATAAGATTGTACTTGAGGGATTAACATCTTTTTTCGCCTAGCAATGGCGCATGAAAATCTTGCGTCATATTATAAAATAAATTTTGCTCTTCTTCAGCATCATAAATATAGCTTGACAGACTTAGAAAATATGATACCTTGGGAAAGAGAAGTGTACGTTTCTCTACTCCAACAGTATATTGAAGAGGAAAATTTAAAGAACGGAACAAATAATGGCTGAGCAGGTCACACCACTTACAAGTTCTCCTCTTTCTCAAGAGTCTAGGCAAGTTATTGCTGGAAGTACATCAGTATCTGGACAAGCAATAAGAGGATCTAATTTATTAGGTGGTGTTGCACCAAGTGAAACTGAAATTAAAAATCTCCAAACACTTCAACAAAATCAATCATCATTAGTTGAAGTTCAAAGTGGAATATTTGGAATAAGACAAGATATTAACCAATTAAATACTGGATTAATCAGTATTGCTACATTGTTGCAACAAGATGCAACAAATGAAGAAAGAATATTAAGATCTCAACAAGAAAGTGAAAGAAGACTTGCAGAAGAGCAAGTAAGAATTGGAAAAGAAAGTGATCTTGAAAGAAAAATACAAGCAGCGATAGTTGCACCTGTAGCGGAACTTGCACCAAAAGTTCAAAATCTTTTTGGAAATGTTCTCCAATCTCTTGGTTATCTTTTTGGTGGATGGTTAACAAACCAAGTCATAGAGTATATTAAAGCGGAAGGGGAAGGAAATAATGAAAGATTGGGTGAAATTAAAAATAATATCATCAAAAATCTTGTCGTTGCTGGTGGTGCATTATTAGCAGTAAAACTTGGCATTTCTGCTTTGTCAAGATCTTTATTTGGCATTACAGGGGCAGTTGCAAAATTGTTAGGTAAAACTGTTGCAGCACCTTTTAATGTTATTAAAAACATAGTTACCCCACCACAAACAAAACCTCCTGGTGCTCCTGGTGGTACAAAACCTTTCGGTGGAGGATTTGGTGGTGCAATTAAAAGTATGACAAGTGGGGCAGGAAACTTTATAAAAGGATTAGCAGCACCATTATTGGTTGGATCTGCAATGACAGGTCTTGATATTGCAACTGGTGAAGATCCTAGTAGAGCAGTTGCAGGTGCTACTACTGGAATGATTGGATCAGCAGCGGCATTTGCTGCAGGATCTCTGTTACCCATACCTGGTAGCGGAGTAGTTTCAAGTGCCATTGCTTATAACCCATCTGTAGAATTTGGTAAAGGAATATATGATAAGTTTTTTGGAAAAGAACAGGTACAACCTCAATCAGAAGCAAAACCATCTCAATCATTGAGTAAAGAACAACCTCAACCAGAAGCAAAACCAGTACAACCTTTAGTTTTACCACCAAATGCGGAGTCCATTGCAGAACAAAAAACAGAAGCATTTAAACCATCTCCCCAACAAGAATTGGTACAACAACCAAAAATAAACTTTCCAGATTATTCAAATACATTTAATCTTTCTGCAGATAATACATTTGTTTCAGCAAATATTGCTTCAGAAAAATCATCGGAAAATGAAATAAAACCAAATCAAGCAATGTTACCGCAAGGTAAAGAATTGAGTTTTGATGCTTCTTCTATGTTTAAACCAGAAAGTCCAAATAATTTCCTCGAAAGTTATAATAACTTAAAGACAGAAGAGTCTATCCAAGATAAAACAACACCAATACAACCGGCACAAATTCAAGGTGTTCCTACTCAAACTCCACAAGTTGGAGAACTACCAGAACCAAAACCAAACATCATTTATGCATCTTCCGGATCTTCTCAACAGCAAGGTGCCCAAATGAATCAAACCCCTTCTAATGGGCCCTTGACAGATGTTCCGTTAATTCGTTCATCTAATCCTGATAATTTTTATACATTATATTCTTATTCCTGCTATAATGTGGTGATATAATATGGCAACAACCGCAGACGTTATATCCCAAACTTCTAGTATTAATTCAATTACGAAATCGATATCTTCTACTCGATCTTCTTTATCAAGTACTAATAGTAGTATTGGTAGAATACAAAAAATTGTAGAAACAAAAACAAAAGTAAGAAATGATTTATTCTTCAAAAACCAAATAATAGAAAGAAGAAGAAGAGAAGCGTCTAAAAGAAGAGAGTATGAAGATCAAATAGAAGCATCAAGAGTAACTACAAACTTTCAATCTGGATTACGAGTTGCATCATCCAGTAGTCAAGGTCCATTGAGTAGAATTTTATCTTTCCTTGGATACATGGGTGCTGGATGGATTATTGAAAATCTTCCCACATGGATTGGAATGGGTCAAGAATTCATTGGAAGAATGAAAAGAGCAGGACAAATTATATACTCCATTCCCCAAACTATGTGGAGAATTCTTCAAGGATTTGGTGATGTATTAAAATCAGTAGGAACAAATATTCGCAATTTAGATTTTGCAGATTCTTCCGATGAAGTAAAAAATTCATTCTCACAATTAACTGATACCATAGATCTATTGGGAATACAAATTGTAGATGGATTTAAATTGATGTTACAACCAACTGGTGAGGTTGATATTCCTTCTACTGGAGAACAACAACCTGATACTGGTTTTCCAGAAGTTCCCGCACCTTCTCCTGGTAGTGGGGGCGGTGGTGGAAGATGGAAACCTCTTTTAGATTTAATACATTCTGTCGAATCATCTACTGATAAAAAAAATAATGGTTATGATGCTCAAAATGGTGCTCCTGGTGGAGTTAGACCCGGATTGAGTCAAATGACTATTGGTGAAATTGCTAGAAATGCTCCTGGAGCATCTGGTCGTTATCAACAAATGCCTCAATTTTTGCTCGGAAGAGCAAAGGCAGCGGGTTTTAATGAAAAAACTATTTTTAGTGCAGCAGTCCAAGATACTTTAGCAATCAAACTTATTGAAGGTAGGGGTGGCAATTCTTGGTTGTCTGGTAAAATGAAAACTGAAGATTTTATGCAAGGGTTGGCAGATGAATGGGCGGCAATTCCAAATGCTTATGGTCAATTTTCTTATCCTGGGCAAAGTAGTTCTTTGAGGTCTGAAAAAGTAAAAAGCGTTTTAAATCAAGTAAAACAAGAAACATCACAAACACCAACAGCACCACCAAAACCAACAGTAACTCCACAAACCCCAACTGCTCCACCACCACCAAAACCTCCATCAGTAGGTTCTGGTAAAATATATCAGTATTTTCATGGAGAACCTGGTAGAGCAGGATATGATCCAACAGGACATTCTGATCACGATCACTTTAGTTTTACAACCCGTGCTGCTGCAGTCAAAGCATTTTTAGCATTAAAACAGAAAGGATTTCAACCCTACGAATTTGAAGGATATGGTAGAAAAATGCCATCAGATAGTCACAGTCCTAGCGGGGGTCACTTTGGACCAGCTGGAGGAAAACCTACTTATAATAATGAGAGTGATGGCACAGCATTTGATATTCCTTATTCATCTTATGGATCTGGACCAATTGGAGAACAAGATTATAAAAAATCTAGAGAGGCATATAAAATAGTTACTTCTGCAATTGGACAAAGTGCTAGTTCCGAACAAGCAAGTGCAGCATCCATAAGTCCACAAAATTCAAAAGTTCCGAAAGAACAGCAATTACAACCCACAAAAACACCCGAAGAACAACCACAAATTTCTTCATTAACGCCAGAAACTCAAGCAAGAATTGCTGAAGCAGTAAGTCAGGAAAGAATGGGTCAACAAATTCTTTTCATCGACGATAGATCAGCATCACAACCAGCAACATCAACAGTTTCCCAAAAATCTTATGGTGGTGGATCTTCTGGACAAATAACTGAGTTTGATATGTTAAATAGATTTATGAAACAAAAACTACTCTTAGACTTTAACTATCTC